CGCCTTGCAAAAATCAAGGAACAACGACGTAACATGTTAAAGAAGATTGCAGAAAAGAAGTAATTGTTAGAGGTATGTGATGCCAAAAATTCCAAAATATACAACGTTTTCTCCACCCGCAAATGCAAAAAATGTTTTGTTGAATAGACTGTTTGCGTCACATGCAAATCCTGATCAACTGCCACCACAATTAACAATTGATCCTGGAAAAGAAATTGATTGTGCAGCAGCAGTTCGTGCGCTAGCGACTGCACCCGTTGTTAACGGCGTGGGAGGATTACTTCCACGCGATGGAATTCAACAAGGTAACACGTTACTTTTTCCAAATGGCGTTGACTATACGTTCGCAGGTAGGTCACTTGACGATCCTACACAAACTCCTGACGTTTCTCAAGTTTCGTGGAAAGTTGCCGGAGATCCTGCAAATCCATACGTTCCAGATTTATCTTCACCTGGACCTGGCAAAACAGCGGGAACAGACAAAAATGTTGATCCGCAAATTACAGTACAGGATGTGCAGCCAAATTACATTCCTGGACAACCTAACAGCGCGACGAGAAATCCTGTCGTGACTGGTGCAAAAATTGCAGCAGCAATTAATGCAATTGACACGTCGCTAATAAAAGGAAATTCGGGCGCAAACAACTAAAAATAGTAATTTCTTAAATTATGACAACGCACTTTTTGTGGTGCGTTTGTTATTTTAACAAACTTTTTTGTGATTGTTCACATATGACGAATAATTATGTGTTGGTACATATGTCAAATTTGTATGAAGAAGCACTTGCAGACGTTCGAAAGATAAAAGAAGTTGCAGAAGAGAGCGCAAAACGAGCAATCGTTGAAGCCGTCATTCCAAGAATTCGTGAACTAATTGAGAGCGAATTGATGGGTGATGTTGAAGACGAAGCAAAGGGTGCTCCTGGATCACCTGATCTTCAAGGTGAACTCATCACTGACGAAGATGAAATTACACCAACAGACGTAATTGAAGCACCCGTGGATGTTGCTGTGACTGATGCAATATCACCTCCTGACGAAGAGGGTAAGGTTACACTTGACATTGATGCTCTGGTTGCAGAACCAGAAGTTCCTGTTGAAACGACGGGAGAAGATTTTATATTTGGCGATGAAATTGCACCCACGCTCAAAAAAGTTGCAGACGTTGCAGAACCCGTTGAAATAGCTTTAACGGTTGAATCACTCACTAAGTCTGCAAAAAATGTCGTTCGTGCTGGTAAAATCAAGACCGTGCGTGAGTCAAAGACATACAAAGATCAATTTATCAATTTAATTTCACAAGTTAGAAATACCTATAACGTAGTACAGGAATCAAAGCTCGATAAAAACAAGAAAAAGGAGTTGGTCGAGCAGTTGAGGAAATGTTCAAGTTCGCTCCAGGAGACAATGAAAATCATGAAAAAAATAAACGAAGCTGATGTAACAATGAAGCTGACCGGCCTTCCAGATGACATGGACTTGGACGCGGTCGGTGTTGACTTGGTTGCCGACGAAGCTGAAGAAGAAACGGCTCCTGAGGGTGACGAAGCGGGTGAAGAAGACCTAGGTGACCTAGGTCTCGGTGAAGACGAAGGCGAGACCAAAGACGTGCAAGAAGGTCGGTTGACTGACGACACGGTCGTTGAGATCGACGAAGGCATGCTGCGTCGCGAAATTGCGCGGATGCGTTCTCTCAAGGAAGAGACCGAGCCACAGTCGTGGGGCCATGGTGCAGGCGACGTTGATCAGTGGACTGACGAAGGCGAACCTCTTGAAATCGTCCTCGACGAATCCGACGAAGAGGAAGAAGACGACAAGGGCCTTGACGAGGCTGATGAAATGGACGAACTTCAGAATCGTCGCAAGGACGATGAAGAGGGCGCGGCAGTCGCCGACAGTCATCACTCAGAAGTAGATCCTTACGTTGAGTCATATCGACGTGAGAAGCTTCTTCAAAAGCGCATCAGTGCAAAGATTGACGAAGCTCGTGCAACCGCAAGAGCTGCTCGAAAAGCAAAGAACGCAAAGAAATTCAATGAAGCGAAAAAGTTGTTTGTCAGTTTGAACGCTCGTCTTGAAGAGAGCGTCAAAAAGGGAGAGAAACTATCTCGGAAAATCACCGAGAACAAGAAGCAACAGAATGTTGCCTCACGGCCCACGAAGCAAGCCGACGACCTTCGTAGTAAGTTGGCAGAATCTAATCTGCTCAACGTTAAACTGCTCTGCACTAACAAGATCTTGCAGACTTCGTTGACTGAAGCGCAAAAGCGTGCGGTACAACGTCGATTTGACGAAGCAAAGTCAGTCGACGAGGTGAAGGCACTCTACAAGCGAGTCATCAAACAAGTTTCCAAGACCGACATTAATGAGGGCAAGGTGATTGGATCAGGTTCACAGTCAACAAGGACTTCAGGAATGACAGTCATCAGTGAAAACGTGGAAACTGATCGTTGGGCAAAGCTCGCCGGAATTAAGTCCGGAGAGTAAAGTTAGAATTCTCAAACAAGGAAAATAGAAAGAAGAAATCATGAAATCATTTAGTTTAAATCAGTTGGCCGAAGGCATCCGAGAGCGGCACGTTGGTGCTGAGCGGAAGCGCTTGGTCGAGAAATGGTCACGTACGGGCCTTCTTCGTGGGCTTGACGGTTACAAACGAGAAGCCATGGCGCAGCTGCTTGAGAACCAAGCTGCTCACGCCCTTCGTGAGAGCAATTCACTGTCGTCAGGTGGAGGCAACGTAGCTTCCTCTGGCCAGATGAGTGGCTTCACGAACATCGCGTTTCCAATCGTTCGCAGAGTGTTCGGCGGACTGGTTGCCAACGAGCTGGTGTCGATCCAACCCATGTCACTACCGTCTGGGCTGATCTTCTACCTCGACTACACCTACGGAAGCAACATCGGTGGAAACGCCGGTGAATCTTTGTCAAACACTGCGACCTTCGACACCTACGATCGCGGCGCTTCACTGTACACCGCACCTCCCGGCAAAGGAATCCAAAGTGGATCACTCGCCGTTGGTGGCATGTACGACCTGGTCAACGTCGGTTACAGCAAGGTCCACACTGGTTCTCTCTCGGTCACTGCTTCTTGGGCAGCGACTCAGACCCAAATCGGTGAGTGGGGCAACGGCGTCAATAATAGCTTCGTCGCCGGTGCAACGTTTACTTCCTTGACCGGAACGAACGGCGTCCTCACGAGCTTTGACCCGCAACTTGATGCTGACCTATCGGCCGGTACCGTGTCACAGTGTTGCTTTGCGTACCTTGACGTCTCGGCGATCAAGACCGCAATTCCTGCTGGCGACTTCCTGTCAGTCAATCAGATCGCGGTCTTCGCGTTCCCGACCTCGGGCGGCGTGACAGCGTGGGGACAGTCATACCAAAGTGGCACTGGCGTGCTCAACCTACGACGCTTGAACAAGCGTGGTAACTGGACATCGACTGCGTTCACTCCGGACGCGCTCAACGGCACACAGGTGCAGCTCGTATTGCGGTTGACTTCGGCCGTTTGTCCGAACATGGCAGCTGTTGGCCATGACAATGCTTCAGGCATCGCGCTCTCCATGGCGATTGCTGATGGCCTCACCGTTCAGTCCTCAGACGGCGTGCAATCAGGGGCGACCTTGACTGTTCCTTCGTTTGAATCTGACTTCGGTTCAACGCCTGCTCCTGCAATCCCTGAGATCGACATCAAGATCGAGTCAATCTCAATCACTGCGACGACCCGGAAGCTACGTGCTCGGTGGTCTCCTGAAATGGCACAGGACCTCAACGCGTACCACTCGATGGACGCCGAGGTCGAGCTGACGAGCATCCTGTCTGAGCAGATTGCTCTCGAAATCGACCGTGAAATCTTGAGCGACCTCGTCACTCAGGCTAACGGTGCAAACATGTACTGGTCACGTGCACCTGGCATGTTCGTCAACAAACTGACTGGGCAACCCGTCAACATGACGAACTCACTGCAAATTGGGCCACAGTTCACAGGCACAATCCGAGAGTGGTACGAAGGACTGATCGAGACGATCATCGACGTCGCGAACACCATTCACCGCAAGACCCTTCGTGGAAGCGCAAACTTCTGCGTCGTGTCACCCGACGTTGCGACTATCTTGGAGAGCTCAGTGCTCTACAAGCCGAAGTTCTC